GCTGCTCCAGCTCGAAGATTTGGTATGAAGCGTGGTGGTAAAAGTAAATAATAAAATAAATAAGAAAAAAGAAGGTGATACAAAGGTAAATTTTGTATTTCCTAAAAAAGAAAAATATATTGGATCACATATTAAAAGTAAATTAGGTGATGAATATGCATCTAATGAAAGTTACGAGAAATATTATAAAGACTTAATTTAATGAATCTAGAAAATGTAATTTATAAATTACAAAAAACATTAGAAAGAAGAATACAGGCATTGGCAATCTCGGTAACGTCCGGAGGGGTTGACAATATGGAGACATATAAGTATATTATCGGACAAATTAATGCACTGGAATCAGTGCGACAGGAACTCTCTAACCTGCTAAATGAGAAGGAGCAAAATGACGGAACAATCGTCGACATCAAAGACGGAAAACCCAAAGCATAAACATGCTTTAGCGGAAAAGTACAAAGAAGAAACAGAAAAATTACCAAAACCCACAGGCTGGAGAATTTTAGTTTTGCCATTCAGAATGGATGAAAAAACTAAAGGTGGAATTCTCATGGGACAAGAAACAATAGACAGACAGCAGGTTGCATCACAATGCGGTAACGTATTGGCAATGGGATCGCAATGTTATAAGGATAAAGAAAGATATCCAAACGGTCCATGGTGCAAGGTTGATGATTGGGTAATATTTGCGCGTTACGCAGGGTCACGCATACAAATAGAAGGTGGGGAAATTAGGTTGTTGAATGAAGATGAAATTTTAGCAACTGTTAAGAACCCAGAAGACATCCTGCATAAATTTTAACATAGGAAGGAAACTATGCCAGAAGAAAATAAGATAAAGAAAGAAGATCCAAAGGTTGATCTAGACACTTCAGGTCCTGAAGTGGATGTAGCCATTCCTGAGGAAAAAACGGAAGAAATAGTAGAAACCAAGGAAGAAGTAAAAGAAGAACCAGTAAAAGAAGAACCAGTAAAAGAAGAACCAAAAGAAGAAGATACTAAACTTGAAGAATACAGTAAAGGTGTTCAATCACGTATTTCTAAACTCACAAGAAAAATGAGAGAAGCAGAACGTAGAGAAGGTGCTGCTGTTGAATATGCTCAAGCTTTAGAACATCAAAGAAGACAAGATCAGTCTAGATTCCAAAAAATGGATACTGATTACTGGTCTAGATTTGAGAAGAACGTTAAAACTGGAATGGAGTCTGCCCAAAAGGAATTGGCAACGGCCATTGAATCAGGGAACGCGGAAGCTCAAGTCGAAGCTAATAAACGAATTGCCACATTAGCATTTGAAAATGCTAAATTGGAGCAAGCAAAAGAAAATAAACCTGTTGCACAGGAACCACCTGTACAACTTTCAGACGGTGGAAGATTACCACAGCAAACACCACAGGAACTTCCTGATCCAGATCCTAAAGCGGAAGATTGGGCTAGTAAAAACACATGGTTTGGCAAAGATAGAGCCATGACTTTTACTGCCTTTGAAATCCACAAGGACCTAGTAAATGAAGGAT